GAATAAATATAAATTATTTTATAGTAATAATAATATGATAAAAATATATACAATTGGTCATTCGACAAGACCTATAGATGACTTTATCGAAATATTGGAAAAATATAAAATAGACATATTAATAGACTTGAGATCGATACCTTATTCGAGTTATAATCCACAATATAACAGAGAAGAATTAATAAAATCTTTAAACGAAATAAATATAGAATATTTGAAGATATCGGCTTTAACAGGATTTAGAAAAACAAATAAAAAAAGTATTAATACAGGTTGGAGAAATAAAAGTTTTAGGGGATTTGCAGATCATATGTTAACCAAGGATTTTAAGAAGGGAATAAAAGAACTAATCAATTTAGCGAAAAATAATAAAGTCATAATAATGTGCTCCGAGATGGTACCATGGAGATGTCATCGATCATTAATTTCAGATGCGTTAATAATTCGTGACGTTGAAGTATTTGATATATATGATATAAACACAATTAAAAAACATAAATTAACAGATTGGGTTGAAGTAAAAAATTGTGAATTAATATATGAATAAAATAAAATTTATCTATAATATTCATATTGGAATTTAAGATTTGAAATTTTCGCAATACTAAATAAATCTTGAATGTCAAAAAATATGATATTATTATTACTAGATATTATAAAAACTGTGTTATGACAAACAAAAACAGTATCATTATTATAATGTGACCATTCTTTAGTGACATTATTAGTCATACAATGAATTATAACAATATATTTATTAACTTTTTTTGACAAATTATAATAATTATCAAATCTTGCGGTAAAAACAATAAAATTATCAAAAACACAAAAAAAATTTTCGTAATTATAATAATTAGCAAAATCATAACCAATGTTAGTAATTATGCGAAATTCTTCAACATATTTTTTTTTATAATAATTAGAACAAGAATATTCATAAACGATAATATCATTTTCTCCAGTTAAAGCATATATTTTGTCACGTATTGCACAATACCTAAAATTATCATAATCGCGTAATAACCATTTACATTTATTAAAATGTTTATTTAAATAGTATCTGGGTAAAAACTCATAAATATCATTTTTATATGTTGTAATATATTTACCATAGAGATTTTCACTTAACCATAAATTATTATTTTCATGAAGTATTTCAAAACAATTAAACCATGAATTAATTTCATTTATATAATAATTTTTTGAGTTACCATATTCAAAAAATAATTGCATAAAAAGAGGATATATATATTTGTCCCCAAAAAGACAAGATATTTGACCAAAATCTGGTATATTTAATTCTATCGCATTATACTCGAGGATGATTTTAATTATGTCAGTAGGTAAAAAATGTAACGAATTGCACATATTATTGTAAAAATCATTTTTATGATTAATTTTGATTTTACTCTCTGAAATTTGAGTATAAGCTTTATTCAAATTGGCACACAAAAATAGTTTAATTTTATATACTATTTTTTGTAAGAATTTAAAATTAAAAAATTTAAAAATAAAATCTCCCAAAAAAAATTCGGTAATTACAAAAATTACAAAAACTTGTGTATTAATATCAAGTAAAATAAGAGAACTATTTAAAATATGAAAAATTTTATAATATTCATCAAAAATGTTAGTAAAAATTATTGCAAAATAAAAATATATTAAAATGATAATCCAATAGAAAAATTCATCTTTTGAATCTTTTAATATATACGAAACAGTAATCGAAAAAACATTTATCAAAATAAGAAGTAACAATTTTAATATATTGTCTCTTAATTTTTCTCTAAATAGATTACGAAATAAATGCTGGAAAAACAAAAATCCGCATAGTACCAATCGAAAAACAAATATATAAAAAATAAAATTGACAAAACTAAAATGCGGTTGTAAGGAAGAGAAAAATAAAGTTATCCCGATAAAAAATCCGTATATAAATATGTTTTTTATAAAATATAACCAAGGAAATGAAACAAAATCATAAACAAATTTCATATTATTAAATAATATTAGTATCAATAAACTGATGATATAAACTTATTATTTCAATTTTTGTTATTTAGTTTTTTAAGTAAAAAATAAATAAAAAGAATTAATTAAACTTGAATATTATAATTTTTTTTTTGGACCAAGTTAAAATTGAATTATCGAGAACAGAAAATCCGTCTGAACTTAAAAAATCAAAAGGATCATCCAAATTAGAAAATTTTTTAGTTTTGGTATTAAAAATGTTGTATAAATTATATTGATCATCAAAAATAATTATATATTGATAAATTTTGGTATACAAAAAATCATTATTATATAAAAGTTGTGGGAAACTGTATAGAACAAAATATATCATAAAGACGTTCAGTAATAACATTTAAATTTTCTTTGTCACAAATTCTTAGATTTAGATTTTTTGATTTTTCAAATAAAATGAAAAGATTATTATTATGAATAACAAAAGATATTCCCTCAGAAACATATTTGTTGTTACGATAGAGTTTGCGTTCATTTGACAGGACAAATACATTATTATTATCAATAATAAAATCTTTAATGTTTCCATATTCGAAACTAAATTCATTTTTTGATTTCTTAATAGGATCATAACTATAAATGTTCTTATGAGTAGAAAAATATATTTTATCATTAACTAATGAAAATGATGTCATATCAAGTGTAATTTGATCACTAATGCAATTATTAGGCATATTATATGTAATAATTTTTGGGGCATATTTGTTTAAATTCAAAATATATAATTTTTTTATTATATTGTAGTATCTTGGGAACATTTTTATAATTATTAATACAGAATTTTTTCTCTTCAATACAATCAAAATGCCCAATACCTTTTAAATATCTAGTGATAATATTTAATATGTCCTTAATCATAAAGGAATTGAGTGACGCAAGAACAATCTTTTCACGAGTAAATGAACTTATCAGGCTAAATCTATGTTGAAATATGAATATTTCATACAAAGACAAATTTAAATTTTTAAGTAAAAATGCTATCCTAAAAATACGAATCAAGTATAAAATGTATCGACCATAATGATTAAAATATTATAACTAAATAATATAAATGTGTGGAGATAATTGTGGATGTTGTGGAAATTGTGGTTGTGGAAATTACAATTATAATATTAGAGGATCTTGTGGTCGTCGAAATGGTAGATTACGTGAAAGAATAGGAGATATAATCGATAGAAGAACAAATCGCAATAACAGATTATATAGTTATGAAGGTGATTATATAAATTATGGTATTTTTGATGGGGAATATGTAGATTTTAGCGAAATATATAGAAAAGTTAGAGAGAGATTGTTTAATCGTGATTGTTGTAATGGATTTTATGGGAACAAATATTATGAATATTAATTAAAAATATTTTGAAGATTTAAAAAATTGAAATAAATATTATTACTTGATAATAACATTTATACATTGATAAATGGACCATATTATTGATGAAGTGGCCTTATATGTAGTTCAATATTTATATAATGAATTAACTGAAATTGTCTTATCATATTTAGTTGCATTTAATGTTAATTCTCTAATTTTTAAGAAATCATTTGGTGATTTTGAGGGTTATGATTATTGTGATATTAATATCTACAAAAATAAAGTTTATTTACTAATGTGCAAAAATGGATTAATGATTATTTATGATATGATAACAGATAAAACTATTTATTTTAATACAAATTTGGAATTTATATATTCTTTTTGTAATATTGATGATAATGAAATTATATTTGTAACAGATTTATATTTATATATTTATAAATATGATATAATTGATACAAAAATTAGTATATTAGATATAAAACAAATATTTAATAATGATAATTATGCTAATCTTTGTTACTTCAAAGGCAATATTATTTTTAAGGCTGGTGATTACATTAACATACATAATTTGAAATATAATTCAGTTAATTCCTTGATTTACGATAAGTTTAGTTGTTGGATGTGTTTATATAATGAATATCTACATGTTCTAAGTTCCGGAGATAGTATAATCCGAATATATAATATGAATGATAAAAAGTTTATTAAAAGTATATCATTACCATTCGATTTTTCAATAAATTCGCACACTCGTAATATTTTTGTTGATAATACTGGTTTCTATATTGAATTTTCCACATATATTAATGTTTTTAATTACGATGGGGAATACATTAGAAGAATTGATAAACCTTATCTGAATAGTGTATTTCATATTGATTCGGATAAGATTTATTTAGTACGAAAATTCGAGAAATCGATTGATGTGTCAATATTTCAACAAAAATTAAAATATGTATTTGGAAAAAAATAAATAAACTAATACAGCTATTCATAATACAAAATAATTTTTTAATGGTTATATTAAATAATTATATTAAAAACTATTAGAAATAATTTGACATCAATGGCATTCAAAAATTTATAATTATCAAATTTATTTACTATGATAAAATTGAAATAAATATTGTATAAATCATATACATGCATATTATTTAATAATGCAAAAGACCATAAATGAAGCGACTTCACATTTAACTCAATATTTATATGATGAGTTAGTTTGTATTATTTGTTCGTATTTATGGTTTAATACACAATCTCTAATTTTCGAAAAATCATTTGTTATTCCAACTCAGAAAAGATACAAAATTAATACTTATAATAATAAAATCTATTTATATACATTTGGGAACGGACAAGTTATCATTTATGATATGAAAACAAATGAAACATTTCACTTAATAACTAATTTAAAAAATATATATTCCATTCGTAATATTGATGATGACAATATTATTATTGGAACTTTTTTGGGTATATATATTTATAGTTATAATATCATTAATGGAAAAATTAATGTTATTAGTATAAAAAGAAAATTTGAAAATTGTAAAATTACAGATATATATTATTTCGAAAATAAAATTATATTTTCGACTATTTCTAATATTCATATTTATTCTTTAGCAGATGATTTAAATAATATTTGTAAATTCAATTTGTTCTCTGAATCAATATTTTTATATAATGAGCATTTATATATTTTTAATTTTGAAAAATACTTAATAAAAATATTAAATATTAATAATAAAAGTGAAAGAATCGTATCGTTTTCACTAGAAAATTTAAATAATGATATTATCCTAATGCCGCATATTTTTGTTAATGAAACATATATTTATATATTAGTTCAAAAATATGTGTATGTTTTTGATCATGATGTGAAAATTTTTAGAAGAATTCATTTTAATATCCCAAATTTGAATCAAGTATTTAATGTTGACTCGGATAAAATTTATTTAGGGCAAAATTTTGAGAATTCAATTAATTTGAAAATATTTCAACAAAAATTTAGATATAAAAACATAATTTTGTAAAAATATTTGTATATTAATTTATATTGATGCGATACAATGCTGGTAACTTAAGGTTTTTTTAGATGTATAAATTGCATCTTATACAATTTTTTTTTTATTTATTTAACATGAATTAATAAGTTATATTTATATTTCCATTTATATTTTCCTTAATTTTATTTAACTTAATATTTATTTTTTATTTTATATCCATTTTATTTTTCTTAATTTTAAATATTTACAGGAATATTAACTAATATCTTATCCAAAACGATATTATAATAGCAACAATAATTAATTACTTGATTAAATGGAATTCCTGTTTATTTGTTTCATTAATAAATTAAAAAATAATACTTATATTATTTTTAAAAACAAATTATTTTCTAAATGTAATAATTTTGCGGAATAAGACATTGGAAAAATTCAATTAATTCAAACCTATCTTAATATAATGAATTATTATTAATACTTTATAATTTGGTGTTTATTTTATGACATATTTTCAGAAATTTTGCGTGTATGTCCCCTCTTTTTAAGATGAATCAGATGTAAAACACTTGTTTGATAAACATAAATTGATACCATTTATGATAATAATTACATTAAAATCATTGTAAAAAATTATAAGGGTGTTATTAATTAATGAAAAAAATTATGATTGTTTATGTCGTTTGCAACTAAAAGTCCATCTACTTCTAGGCTGTTTTGAAACTCTTTCGTATGACCGGTTTTTTATTATTGGTATTAAATTTTTCAATAATAT